GCGCGCAACCGTGCCAAGCGGCGGCTGCGCGCGCTTGCCCGGCTGGTGCTGCCGGATCATGGCCGGCCGGGCTGGGACTATGTTCTGGTCGGGCGCCCCGAGGCGACGGCGGCGCGCGACTTCGCCCTGATGCAGACCGATCTGGAGCGGGCGCTGGAGCGTGTCCACGCGGGCGGCCGATGACCCCGACGGCGCGCCTTCTTGCCCTGCCGGTCCGGGCCTACCGGCTGCTGCTCAGCCCGTGGTTCGGCCATGGTTGCCGCTTTCAGCCGACCTGCTCGGCCTATGCGCTCGAGGCGCTGGAGCGGCATGGCGCGCTGAAGGGCGGCTGGCTGGCGGCACGGCGGGTCTGCCGCTGCCATCCCTGGGGCGGCCATGGCCACGACCCGGTGCCGCCGGCCGACTGACCCGCCCGCCACCGCAGGGCACCGCCGAAACGCAAGGCGCCCGGGCGTTTCCGGCCGGGCGCCTGACGGAAATGGTGAGCCGGTCGGGGCTCGAACCCGAGACCTACTGACTAAAAGTCTATTTTCGGCACCTATCAGCGGCAAACGCTGTAAAACTATCTGCGCGCACAACGCGCTAGAAACCCAATAATTCTTGACGTTTCTTCCTCTCGGTGCCTAACATTGGGGAACGGCGGCTATCCGCTACTCTGTTCCCCAGACTGTTCCCCAGAGGACAAATTGACATGAAACTGATAGCCGCGACCGTGGACAAAATGCAGGCGACGGACAGGCGCCAGGAGGTTCCCGACGACCTTTGCACCGGGCTTTACCTGGTCGTGCAGCCCACGGGCAAGAAAACCTGGCAGGTGCGCTACCGGCACGGCGGGGTGCACCGGCGGATGACACTCGCCGGCTATCCCGTCCTGTCGCTGGCGGCGGCGCGTGTCCGGGCGCGGGAAGTCATGGCGGCGGCCAGCGAAGGGCGCGACCCGGCCGAGGAAGTGCGGGCGGAAAAGGCGCCCAAGCCCGAGGATGACCGCGACAAGATCGCGACCCTGATCGGCCAGTATGCCAAGCGCCACCTGTCCAAGCTGAGATCGGGTGTCGAGGTGCGGCGCGAGCTGGACCGCTTCGTTGTCGCCGCATGGGGCGAGCGCGACATTCAGTCGATCACCCGGCGCGACGTGATCGACCTTCTGGACGAAATCGCGGACAGCGGGCGGGTGGTGACGGCGAACCGCGTCCGGGCCTATCTGAGCAAATTTCTCAATTGGGCAGTCGAGCGCGATATTCTGCCCCTGTCACCGGCGATCGGCGTCAAGCCTGTGGCCAAGGAAACGAGCCGCGACCGGGTGCTGACCGATGACGAAATCCGATGGTTCTGGCAGGCTTGCGAGGCCGTGGGCTACCCGTGGGGGCCTTTCGGCAAGGTGCTGCTGCTGACCGGCCAGCGGTTGAGCGAGGCGGCGCAGATCACCGATAGCGAAATCCGGGGCGATCTGTGGCACCTCTCGGCCGCCCGGACCAAGAACGCGCGGGCGCATGACGTGCCCCTGTCGGGTGCGGTGCTGGCCGTTCTGGGCAGGGTGGAGCGGATCAGGGGGGCGGCGGGCTTCATTTTCACCACCACCGGCAAAACCGCTGTCAGCGGCTGGTTCAAGGCGCGGCTGAGGCTGACCGAGGCTATGGAGCAGATCGCGGCGAAAGAGCGCGGCGAGCCGGTGCAGATTCCGCGCTGGGTGTTTCACGATCTGCGGCGCACGGCGGCAACCGGCATGGCCCGGCTTGGCATCGCGGTTCGCGTCACCGAGTCGGTTTTAAATCACATCTCGGGCACCGGGGGCGGGATTGTCGGCGTTTACCAGCGGCACGACTACGCGGACGAGAAACGGCAGGCGCTTGAAGCGTGGGCGCGCTCCGTGCTGGCGCTGGTGCAGGGCCAGCCCGACAACGTGGTGCGGCTCGAGGGCGCGCGGTGAATCCGGCTTGGTTCATGCGTCCAGACTGGCCCATGGAAAGGGAAATACAGCGCCGCGCGGACCTGATGGCCGCGATCCGCGCCTTGCCGTGCGGCGATGCGATGACAGACGACATGGCGGAAGGGGGCGCGCTCATGATCTTGTCCGCCTGTCACTCTGGCCGCGACGAGGCGCTGGCGCGGAACCGGCCCGCTTCGCAGAAGGCCAGCGAAGCCGAACTTGAACGCCTAGCGAACCTCGCGGCTCAATTGTCCATCCATATCAACGCGATGCACCGCCCGGCAGTAAACGCGATCTGGAAAGAGGCCGGCGACAATCTCTTTACCGTCGCCGAGCAGATGGGCGCGCTGGCGCAAGCGGCCCGCGATGCGCACGGCGAAATCGCGGCCGATGCGTCCGGCCGTGGCGCAAGCCGGAAGGCCGAGGCCGAGGAAGTGGCAGAAGCGGCCGGGCGGGTGTTCGAGCGCGTCACCGGCAACCGGCCGACGATCACCGTTGCCCCGGACGTTGGCCGCGTCTCCGGCCCGTGGCGGGACTTCCTCGGGCGTGTCTTTTCAGCAATGCGCATTGCCGCCAGCCCAGATTCGCAAGCAAAAACAGTAATGGAATTATATCGGCCAAAAAGCCGCAATTAATACCTTTAGACGGCGGCCCGAATCCGGGCTTACTTGGGTGTCACTCCGTTAAAGGACGTGACGCAAAATGCAAAAAAGCAACCAGCTAATCTCGGCCCCGGCCCTTCGCGAAGCCCTTGGCGGCGTGAGCGACATGTGGCTTTGGCGCCGGCTCGCAGACCCCGATATGGCCTTTCCCCGGCCGATCCGCATCGGCCAGCGCCGCTATTGGCGCGAGTGCGAAATTGCCGCCTGGATCGACGCGATGGCCGAGGCCTCGCGGGGCGCCGCGTGATGGCCGTGCAACAGGAAACCGCCGACGACTACGGGCATGTGCTTGCCGCATCCGGCCGCTGGCGCGTGATCCGGTGCCGCGATGACGTGCAATTCATCGCCCAGAAAAGGCAGCGGGGAGAGGCGCCATACCCTTGGCGGGCGGTTGCCTATGTCCTCACCGCGAGGGCGCTCGCCCCCGTCCTGCATCGCCCGTCGCTGGGCATTCCAGCCGATGACGCGGCCCGGCTCATGGCCGAGTTGATGGCGCCCTCGGGGGCCTGAAAAGACGAAGCCCGCCGGTGACACGGCGGGTTCTCTGCGGCAGTCGGCGTTCACGGGTTAGCCGGGGCTGACGCAGGAAGGTGCTACCGGGTGACGGGTCAGAGCACGAGGGCAGCTATTCCGCGACGTGCGGTTTCTCCAAGCCCTAAGGCCCCGCTGCAACCAGAGATGCGGCGAACATGGGAGAGCGGGCCGAGCCTCTGGACAGGCAGGCCTGGCCTAAGCGGCGGCACGGCTCCGATGAGCAGGCAAGATCGCGGTGGTCAGGGCGGGAGGCCGGTTTCATTCCGGCTGCAGTAACCCGCTTTCTGACCATCACAACAACACTCACCAATGAGCAGATACAGGAACACTAGTCTTAGCAACGGCTTAGCTGCGAAACACGCGCGAGAGGCGACATGAACGAAGCACCGGCATCGAACACCATTCGCGGCTTGGTAGGGAAGCATTGCTCACCTATCTGGAAGTGTGATAATATAACATCAATGGAAGGCGAAATGGTCCCAATGCCCCCCTTTGCGTTAAGCCCCCGTGCCGCACGCCCGACAACATCTTTCGCGCTGTGGCTGAGGTGACGCCATGACTGCGGCAGCGAAGGCTATCCGGTTTCTCGAAAGCCTGCGTATCGCCGAGGGGCCCAAGACTGGCCAGGCGTTGAAGCTGGCCCCGTTTCAGAAGCAATTCGTCAAGGGCGCCTTGGCGGACGGGGTGAACGTCGCCTGCCTGTCCATTGGCCGAGGCAACGCGAAAACTGCCCTTTCTGCCGGCATTGCCCTTGGTGCGGTCATGGGCATCTGGGATCGCCAGCCCCGGCGCGAAGTGCTCATTGCAGCGCGGACGCGGGATCAGGCGCGCATCGCCTTTGACTTCGTGGTCGGCTTCATCCGCTCGCTTCCCGAGGAAGAACAGGCGCTGTTCACGATCCGGCGCAGCCCCCGGCTTGAAGCCGAGTATTCCGGCGACGGCGGCGGGCACTTCGTCCGGGCGATCGCGGCGGATGGCAAGACGGCTCTGGGCTCGGCGCCGACGCTGGTTCTCATGGACGAGCGCGGCCATTGGCAAGCCGATCAGGGCGAGGCTCTGGAACACGCGCTGCTGTCCGGCCTTGGCAAGCGCGGCGGGCGCGCTCTGATCATTTCCACCAGCGCGGCCGACGACGCGCACCCGTTCTCTGTCTGGCTGGACGAGGAGGCCGAGGGCGTTTACCGCCAGGAACACCGGCCCCCGCCCGGCCTGCCTGCGGACGATCTGGACAGCCTGAAAATGGCCAACCCCGGCGCGGCCTTTGGCATCGGCTCAAGCCTGGACTGGCTGCAGGGCCAGGCGCGACGGGCAATTGCGCGCGGCGGATCAACCCTCACCAGCTTCAGGCTTCTCAACCGCAATGAAAGAGTTTCCGGCGAAACCCGCGACGTGCTGTTGACGGTTGACGAATGGCTGGCCTGCGAGACGGCGGACCTGCCCCCCCGGCAAGGCCAGGTTGTCATCGGCATTGACCTTGGCGGCTCGGCGAGCATGACGGCGGCGGCGTTTTACTGGCCCGAAACCGGGCGGCTTGAATGCCTCGACACCTTCCCGTCAAAGCCTTCGCTGCTGGATCGCGGCGCGTCTGACGGGGTTTCCGGGCGCTATGCTGAAATGCGCGATCGCGGCGAGTTGAAAACGCTCGGCGACATGACGGTGCCGGTCGCGCCCTGGCTGATCGAAGTCATGGCCCATGTCGAGGGCGAGCCCGTCGCGGCGATCACGGCGGACCGCTACAAGCAGGCCGAACTTGGCGAGGCGATCGACAGGGCGGGCATTCGCTGTCCGGTGAACTGGCGCGGCCAGGGCTACCGGGACGGCGGCGAGGACTGCGAGCGGTTCCGGCGCGCGGCCTATGACGGCAAGGTGAAAACCGCCCCGTCGCTGCTGCTGCGCTCTGCCTTCGCCGATGCGGTCACGCTGCGCGATCCGGCGAACAATTTGAAATTGGCCAAGGCGCGCTCAACCGGCCGGATCGACGCGGCGGCGGCAACCGTGCTGGCCGTGGCCGAGGGCGCCCGGATGATGGGCCGGCCGGCTCACAAGGGGGGGCGCATCGCATGGGGCTGACAAAACTTGCATCGCGGTTGATCGCAAAGCACGGGCTTCCGGCAACGCTGCTGCGGCCCGGCCCCGGCACCTTCAACAGCCTCGGCGAGCATATCCCCGGCCCGGATGCGGAACACCCCGCTTTGGTGCTGGTTGCGACCTATGCGATCGATCTGCGCTTCGTCGGCGCCGGGCTGCTGGACGTGGGCGATCAGCGGGTTTTCCTCTCGGCCGAGGGCATGACTGCCCCCGCCACCACCGACCGGCTGCGCATCGGCGCCGAGGTGTTCCGCCTGGTGCGCATTACCACGCTGGCCCCGGCTGGCGACGTGATCTTCTGGGAATTGCAGGTGCGCAATGCGGCGTGAACGCAAGGACTATGCCCGGCACTCGGGGCGGATCACTCGCAGCTCGCGCTGGAAGGCTCTGCGGATGCAGGCGTTGGAACGCGACGACTGGCGCTGCGTCCAGTGCGGCACAAGGCACCGGCTGGAAGTGGACCATATCGAGCCGGTGCGGGATCGGCCCGATCTGGCCTGGACGCTGGCCAATCTCCAATGCCTCTGCGGGCGCTGTCATTCCCGCAAGACCCGAATCGAAGTCGGCATGGGCCGGCCCGACCCCAAGCGCGAGGCTTGGAAAACATTGCTGCGCACCATGCAGCGTCAACCCCAAGCACATGGAGAAACCAATGCTTGATTCCGTGAAGATCGCCCGGCGGCAAAGCGAAATCCGCCAGACGCTGGCCGAGCTGGTCGGCAAGGACAAACCGTCCGAGGATGAAACCCGCGCCATGGAAACCATGGACGGCGAGTATCGCTCGAATGAAACCCGCTACCGCGCGGCGCTGATCGCCGAGGACAGCGAGCGGCGCGAGGCCGGGGCGGATCTGGAAACCCGCTCCGGCCGGGAATGGTCCGAGATCATGGCCGGCTTCGAGATGCGCCAGGTTGCGCTTGCCCTGGACGAAGGCCGGGCGCTGGACGGCAGGACTGGCGAGATCGTCGCCGAACTGCGCTCGCGTGGCGGCTATCGCGGCGTTCCGATTCCGTGGGAAGCCCTGGAAATCCGCGCCGGTGAAACCGTGGCGGCCGGTGCGCCGAACCCGCTGCGGACGGCGCCGATCATCGAACGGCTGTTTGCCGGCTCTGTCGCGGCGCGCATGGGCGGCCAGATGGTCAATGTCGGCTCGGGCGAGGTTGAATATCCCGTCACCACCTCGGCCGTCACGGCGGGCTGGGCCACCTCGGAAACCGGCAACGTCACCGGCCCGGCCGCCTATACGACCGTGGACCGGCCCTTGAAGCCCGATCACAACCTCGGCGTTCAAATGCGGATCACCCGCAAGGCGTTGAAGCAAAGCGGCGAAGGACTCGAGCAGGCGGTGCGCCGCGACATGAACGGCGCAATCGAAGAAGCCCTCGACCGGGCGGTGTTCCTCGGCAGCGGCGCGGCGGGCGAGCCGACCGGGCTTTTCGCGGGCGCGGCGGCCTGGAGCATCGCCGCAACGGCCGTGGGTGCCGCCGCAAGCTGGGCGGCCTTCCGGTCCGAGGTGGTCGCCTTCATCACCGGCAACGCGGCCACCGGCCCCGGCGACGTGCGGCTGCTGATCCGGCCCGAGGTCTGGGACGCCATGGACGCGGCGATCTGGGACGCGGGCAGCGGCATTACCGAATGGAACCGCCTGACCGGGGCCATGGGCAGCGTGACCATGTCGCACAACGCCCTTGCCGATCCGGCCGGCACCCCGGCTGCGACAAGCGCGGTGCTGACCACCACGGCGGGCGGTGTCGCGCCCTTCTTCGTCGGCACCTGGGGCGCGATCGACCTGATCCGCGATCCTTACTCCGATGCGCAATCGGGCGGGCTGCGACTCACGGCGCTGGCGACGATGGACGTGACGATTTCCCGCGCGGTGCAGACCCGCATCCTGACGGGCATTCAGTGATGCTCTGGGGCGGTAATCTCGGCGCTCTGGACGTTCGCAGCGAGGGCGGGGAAACCTGCCTTCGCGCGAGCTTCCCCTATGGTGCGCAAACCGAACTGGCACCGGGGCGGCATGAGGTTATCGCCCCTCGGGCCTTCGCTGACCGGATCGACGCGGGCGAGGATATTCACCTGCTGTTCGGCCATAGCTTTGACAAGCCTCTCGCCTCACGGGCGGCGGGCACCCTGACCTTGGCCGACACCGACGCGGCGCTTGTGCTGGAAGCCCGGATCGACGGCGGCACGTCCTGGGCGCGCGATTTCCTGGCGGCCCATGCAAGCGGCCTGATCCGGGGCCTGTCGCCGGGGTTTCGCGTTGAACCGGGCGGGGAACAGATCGAGCGGCGCGGCGCGGACCTTCTGCGCACTGTCACGCGGGCGGCGCTGTTCGAGGTGTCGGCAGTCACCCGGCCAGCCTATCCGGCCGCGCAGATCGAGGCGCGGGCATGGGAAGCGCATCAAGACCGGCAACCCCGGCGCGGCGCGCAATATGCCTTGAACCGGTGGAGGGCATGACATGGCGGTGACACTGAAAGAGGCCGAGGCAACCCCGGCCAGCTATCCACCGGCACCGATGGCCCTGAGCGAAGCGGCCTATGCGCTGGACGCGGCGGCGCTCTGGCAGCGGATCGAAGCCTGGTGCGCGGTGCGCTGGACGGCGCGGCCGGTTGTCTGGACGATCGAGGGCGGCGGCGCCTGGGAAGCCCCCTTGCAGCCCGCCAGCCTGACCCTGGCCGAGATATGGGACGGCGCCGCATGGGTGCAATGCACCCCGGCCGCATCCCCCTGGGGCGGCTATGCCCTGCCCGGCGAGGGGCCATACCGGATCACGGCGGACGTGGGCGGCGGCCCGGTGCCGGCGGCTGTCTCCGAGGCCTTCCGGCGGCTTGCCGAATACCTGGCCGACGCAACGGATCGGGCCGGCGTGTCCAGCTACTCCGTCAACATGGGCGGGGCAATCGAGGAAAGCTACCAGCGCAACCCGGCATGGGTGGCGCGGGCCATGGACCTGAGCGGCGCGGCGGACCTGCTGCGGCCCTACAAAAGGAGGGCCTGAGCATGTGGCCATTCAAGCGCAAGACTGTCGAAACGCGGGCGAGCGGATCGGGCTTTACCGCCGAGATCATGGCGGCGCGCGAAAGCTATGTCAGCGGCCGGCGCGGCATTGCCGAACTGACGGCGACGGCACAGGGCGCGGTGACGCTGTGGGAGGGCGGGCTGGGGCTGGCGGACGTTTCCGGCACCGATCTTCTGGACCGGCGCGCCCTGGCGCTCTGCGCGCGGTCTCTGGCGCTGCGCGGCGAGGCGCTTTTCCTGATCCGCGAGGCCGGGCTGGTTCCGGCGTCCGACTGGGATCTTCGCACCCGCGACGGCCGCCCCACGGCTTACCGCGTGTCGGTTTCCGAGGCGGGCGGCGGGCGGTCCGAAACCGTGCTGGCGGCCGAGGTGCTGCATTTCCGCATCGGCTGCGACGTGGCGGCGCCATGGATCGGCACCGCACCGCTGCGCCGCTCGCAACTGACGGCGGCGCTGTTGAACGCGGTCGAAACGGCGCTGGCCGAGGTGTTCGAGACGGCCCCGCTTGGCAGCCAGATCGTGCCGTTTCCCGAGGCGCCGAAAACCGATCTGGAAGCGATGGCGCGCGGCTTTCGCGGCAATCGCGGCAAGGTGCTGATCCGCGAAAGCGTCAACGTCGCTGCAGCCGGCGGCCCGGCCCCGCTGCAGGACTGGAAGCCGCACGATCTGTCACCGGACCTGTCGCGCAGCATGACGCGCGAGGCGCTGGAACTGGCGCGCGATTCGGTCGGCATGGCCTTTGGTATCCTGCCCGGCCTGACCGCCCCCGCCACCACCGGGCCGATGGTGCGCGAGGCACAACGCCACCTGGCGCAATGGGTGCTGCAGCCGATCGCCACCGGCATTGCCGAGGAAGCGACGGCAAAGCTGGGCGCCCCGGTGTCGCTGGACGTGATGCGGCCCCTGCAGGCCTTCGACGCGGGCGGACGGGCGCGGGCGATCACGGCAATTGTCGGCGCGCTGGCGCAAGCGAAAGAGGCCGGCGTTGATCCGTCTGCGGCGCTGAAACTGGTGGATTGGGGCAATGAGGTGCCGTGATGGGGCTGCAGAGACTGACTCCGACCCAGCGGGACGCTTCGCGCGGGCTACTGGCCCGGATGCGCCGCGAAGACCTGGCGGCGCGGCTGGCGCGCTGGACCCGCGAGGCGCTGGCCGATGGCCGGATCGTCACCCCGCTTAACCGCGAGGCGCTTTACCGCCGGATCATCCGCTCGACCCTCTGCCTGCAGGGCTGGCGCTGGAACGCGGCCGACGCATCGGCAATGGCTGTCGTGCAGATCAGTCTTGAACTGGTGCAGGCCAGGCGGCCGCCCTGGAACGAAGGCCAGCCGGAATATGTCATTGCCGCCGGAACCCTGATCGAACGGACGCGCTGCGCCAACTGCCACGGCAAATTGCCCGAGGGCCGGCCCAAATTCTGCAGCGCGCATTGCCGTAATGCATATAATTTGCGCCTGATGAGGCGGCGCCAGGCCGATGACGAGCGGGTTATCACGCTGGCAGGCATGGGCGCGATCTGATGGACATGCGCCGGCTCTGCGCCTGGTGCGGTGCGGAACTGGCCGAGGACAAGCGCGCCGATGCGCTCTTTTGCAATGAGCGGTGCCAGCGGGCGGACTCTCTGGCAACCCACAAGCAAGGCCGGCTGGACGACAAGCGCAACCGGCCGCCATGCCGGCACTGTGGCGCGGCAATCCCCGCCTCGGCCGATGGTCGCCGGGCCTTCTGCAACGTCACATGCCAGCGACTGGCCCGCCATGCAGCGGACACGGCGGCGCGGCCGAGGACATGCCCTGTCTGCGGATCGGGCTTTCTCGCCTGCAGGCCGGATCAAGCCTGCTGCAGCCTGGCCTGTGCCAGCGAGCGCCGGCGCCTGGACGCGCCGCGAACCTGCGAGGGCTGCGGCGCCGAGATTGCCCGCCCGCTTCCCGAGCAACGCTTCTGCCGGCAGCAATGCCAGACCAACACCTGGCGGCGAAGAAAGCGGGCGCAGCACTAGGCCCGCGCCAAGATGCGGCTGGCCGACGAATACGACGCGGCGCAGGAGCGGGGCGAGGTGGCGACACGCCAGCACAACCCCGGCTCGGTGGGGCATGTTGGCGCCGACTACATGCCCCCCACCACCGCCGCCGACCTTGGCCTTCGCCGCGACGAAATCCACGAAGCCCGCGCCAAGCCGCGCTGGCGGACGCGAAGCGCAACAAGATGACCGACGCCTATGCGGCCCTGCGGGACGCGGCGAAGGAACGGCAGAAAGAATCGCCTGGTCGCCCCAAAAAAGGTGTGGAATTAATTCCACAAGTTTATGGCGCCGCCGAGGATCGCCCCACGGAAGCGCCAGCCCCGAAAACCCGCGACATCCGCGCCAAGGCCGCCGGGCTGTTCCCCCCGGTGTTCAGCCTGTTCCCCCGGTGTTCCCCAGCCCGAAAAAAGAAAAGCCCCGAGGGGCGAACCTCGGGGCTAAGTCCTTGTGATGTTTGGTGAGCCGGTCGGGGCTCGAACCCGAGACCTACTGATTAAAAGTCAGTTGCTC